CACAGTGCTGAAGGATGCCGTGAGGGCGATCAAGGATCGGCACGGGGTCGAGGTTGACCTTGAGCACGTTGATCTCAACGACAAGAAGGTGCTGCAGGGCTTCACAGACCACGACTATGTGGGCATCTTCCAGTATGACTCGCCAGGGGCTGACAAGATTTGCTCAGGCGTCAAGTTTGAGCATTTTGAAGACATCGCGGCAATGACGGCGTTGAACAGGCCAGGGACGGCGCGCAGCGGTCTGGCCACCCAATATGTCGCACGCAAGAAAGATCCCAAGAAGCGCAAGGAGGGCTATTTGCACCCCAAGGTCAGCGAGATCACAGCTGACACACTCGGCATCATCGTGTATCAGGAACACGTGCTGCGCATCTTCACAGAGATCGCAGGCTTTGCCCCTGCAACAGCAGACTCGCTGCGCAAGAAGATTGCCAAGAAATGGGGCGATGAGACCATTGGCAAAGAGCGCAAGAATTTCATTGAGGGTGCCAAGAAAACCATCGGGATGGACGAAAAGACAGCTGGCAAGCTGATGGACGCCATCACATTCTTTGGGTCGTATGGCTTCAACAAGAGCCACGCCACTGCATATGGCATCATTGCATACTGGGGGATGTGGCTCAAGACATACTACCCAATTGAATTCTATTGGGGGCTGCTCAAGAATGAGCCAACACGTTTGCGCATCCAGCAGTTTGCCAAGGATGCAAAGAAGCACGACATTGAGTTGTTGCCCCCAGATGTGTCGGTGAGCAAGAAGGAATTTGCCATTGACCCCAAGCACAAGGCGATCCGAGGCAGCCTGGTTGACATCAAAGGTGTGGGCGAGAATGCAGCAGCAGAGATCATGGCAAAGCAGCCGTTTGATGACATCTTTGACTTCTTTGAGAAGGTTGAGAGGCGCAAGGTTCACAGGGGCGTCGTGGCGGCACTAGCAAGGGCGGGCGCACTCGATGAACTGTTGCCAAATGTCAAGTGGTTCATCGACAACCTGGATGACTTTTGGAAGAAACTGAACAGCAAGAGATCTGTTGAGAAGGCCAAGGAGATGTTGGCTGAGTCAGCCAGCGAGCCAGACTATGCGCCTGAAGAGAGGCAACTGATCGCATCGCAGGTCAATCCATTGGCGTTTGGGCGGCACCCGATTGACGCATATGAGGACTTCATGTCCAAGAACGTCAAGGTGCCCATAGTCGCCATGTCTGATGAGAATTTCTGGGAGGAAAACCACGACAAGGGCGTGTACATCGCTGGGGTCATCGTTGAGGTCAAATACAATCAGATTGGGGACTTTTGGACGGGCGATTTGCCGACTGAGGCAGATAGGGCCAAGATGTTTTGGGGCAGGAGGTATGCAAACGTCAACGTTGAGGATGCTGGTGGGAAACAGAATCGCATCAAGTTTGACATCGACATCTTTGACGACATGCGAGAGATCGTTGACGCGGGCGTGGGCACCCCAGTCATAGTGCATGTGAGGCCAAACAAGCATTTTGAGAATTTGAAGGCGCACTTTGCTGTGAATCTTGAATCCTATCGCAAGAAGGTGGAGGAAAAGGGCGAGCTGACCACGTGGGAGAAATTGGTGGCAGGCAAGCACCCAGCGGCCAGGAGCTGGCAAGCAACGAGCAAATCAACGGCTGCAGAGGTGGCCGATCAGAGGATGAACAACACAAAGTTCTTTGGCATGAAGTCTGCCAGGTTCACAGGCGTCGTGACCAACGTCATGCTCAAATACGACAAGAACGATCATCAGATGGCGTTCTTTGGCATGGTAGATGCGGCGAACAATTATGTGGATTGCATCTGCTTTGCTTCAAATTGGACCAAGAAGGTCAGGGAGGTGATCAAGGCAGGGAGATTGCTGCTGATTGAGTTAGATAGGCAAAAAGACAATAGAAACAAAGCAAAGTGGCAGTATTTTTTCAACGGCGGCAAGATACATTGGTACAAAAAATCAGCCGCAATTGTGAAGTCTGCATAGAAGAAAGCAAGCAGACAAAAACCACAGGAGGTTTGTTATGGCAGGTTTGCACGACATCGCAAAGGAAGCTGGACTCAACCCGCTCAGAGATGATGAGCACGGCATCAGGATCGACACCACAGAGGTCGTTGAAGACTTCTTTGACAAGATCATCGAGCATTGCCGCAACGGTGAAACTGTGCGCATCAAGAATTTTGGCACGTTCAAGGCGCGTGTCTACAAGGGGCGCACATTGAAGTCACCGCTTCTGGAGGATGGAGAGATCACATTTGGTGACCAACTGGTGTTGCGCTTCCACCAGTCGTTGGTAGCAAAGCGCAAGCTCAACGACGGGTTTGTGCCAGAAGGCGAGAAAAAGGCGGCGGCAGCCAAGAAGGGGAACAAGAAAGCAGCAGCCAAGAAGGGCAAGAAGGCCAAGAAGGCTGGGTGAGGTGAACAATGGGCTTTGGTGAAATAGAAATCAAGGTGGACGGCAACCCTGTTCACGCCAACGTGGATGAAATCCTGGAGATTGGCGATGTGTCGGAAGACATGGACAAGGTAGCAGCCCAGATGGCATACTGGGGCGCTGTTTGGGCGGCGGCAGAGGGCGAGCGTGAAAGCGCTGATGCCTACTATCGCCAGTGGCGTGCTGACGTTGGCAAGAAGCTGTTGGAGACCAACGACAAGTTGGCCGAATGGAAAGCCAAGCAGGAGATCGAGGCTGACCCCAAGTTCATGAAGATCAAGCAGGGCTTGGCAACAGCGATACGCAACGCAACGCTGTGTCGTGCCGTCTATGAGAGCTTCAGGACCAAGGCCAACATGCTTCAGAGCAAAGGCGCGATGATGCGTGCTGAGCTTGATTCAACCAGCATGCACACCAAGGGCGATGAACCAAAAACCAGGCGGCAGGCAGACCTGGAAGGCAAGAGGGCTGCCAACAAAGCTGCGATGAAGGACATTTTCAAAGGCAAAAAGGCCAAGGCCAAGGCTTGAAACTCTCACAAATGAACGGAGGTTGACATGGCCATCAATATGGACAAGATGAAGAAGGGGTATGAGTCGCACCAGAGGGGTGGCGACTTCTGGACCCCAGAGGTTGGAGACACATTGGTGTACATCCACGGGCAGTGTCGGACAAACGACAAATATGACCCTACAGATGGCACCAACTACATCGAGGCGGCAGTGCACTATGGGGTTGGTCAGAACAACGCCATGGTTGTGTCACTTGACCCAGCTGCCAACCCGATTGTGGAGCACCCATTTGTGAAGGCGTTTCTCAAGAAGCGCAAGATCAAGCTCACAGGGAAGTGTCCGTTGGCAGAGGCAATGGACAGTGGCAAGATGTCAGAGGCAGAGGCTGACGAGTCGCGCAGGCAGCAACGCTTCCTGTGGGGCATCACCCCGCTCAAGCATCGGGGCAGCAAGGCTGAGGAATGGCGCAAGCTGCCAGGGAAGCCATCTGTCGCAATGGTCGGCAAGACCATCTATGACGGCATCATGGAGTTGTTCATCGAAGCTGGCGACATCACCGATATGGATGGGGCGATCTTGGCCATGGTCCACAGAGAGGGCAAGGGCAAGAATGACACCCGCTACAAGGTGACGGCTGACGTTGAAACGCTCAGAAAGCCATTCAAGTTGCCGCCAAAATTGCGCAAGCGCATCGAGGCGGCCATGGTCGAGGGCGGTGACTGCGATCTGTTCAAGGTCATGGCTAACCTCATCAAAGCGCCATCGGAGATCGAGGCAATCCTCAGCGGTGTGAAGGTTGAGGAAAGTGACGATGATGAAGAGGGCGATTGGGATGAGGATGACGACACCGAAGGCACTGACGACAGCGACGATGAAGATGAGCTGGAGGAAGATGACGACGGTGACGACAGCGACGATGACGACGACAGCGACGATGACGATGAAGAGGATGATGACGACGCTGACGACGATGACGACGCTGACGACGATGACGACGATGACGACAGCGATGACGAGGATGAAGAGGGCGATGACGAGGATGAAGATGATGAGCCACCTCCACCGCCCAAGAAAAACAAAAAGCCTGCAGACAAGCCCAAGGTGGTGAAGGCCAAGAAACCCAAGCCCAGCGACGATGACGATGACGAGCTGGGGTTGGATGCTCTTGACGATGAGCTGACCAAAATCTCCAAGGGCAAGAAGGGCAAGGCGAAAGCAAAAGGTTGAGAGTGATGGCCAAGACCAACCAAGTGAAGGTCAAGGCCAAGGCCAAGGCCAGCGAGCACCCACCCTCACCGATCAAGCAGTCCAATTATGCACAAGGTGTTCTTGAAGGCATATTGGAAGCTGTCGGCGAGGGTGGTGCTCAGCTGCTTGGGTCTGACGGTCTGGCCATCAAAATCAAGGGCGTGATTTCCACGCAATGCCCCACGATTGACGCAGCAATTGGTCGTGGGGGCATCCCAAGAAGCAGGTTGACGATCATCCACGGGGCTGAAGGCAGCGGCAAGACAACGCTTGCGCTCCACATCGTGGCTGAGACTCAAAGGCTTGGTGGGGTGGCGGTGTACCTGGACAAAGAGTACAAACTGGATCCAGAATATGCTGCGAACATCGGCGTTGACACAAGCAGCCTGGTGATAGCACAACCACCATATCTGGAGCGAGCATTCCAGACGTTTGAAGGCGTCATTGATCGGGCGGCCAAATTGAGGGAGGGAGGCAAGCGTGTCCCCATCCTCATCGTCTTGGACTCGATGAACGCAGCGATCACCAAAGCGCAATATGAGGGCGAGTGGGAAGACAAACACATGGCACCCCAGGCGAGGGTGTATTCAGAATTGTTGCCCAAGCTCATGCCCAAAATATCCAAGGAGGATGTTGCGCTGTTGTGGATCAGCCAGGTGCGCAAGAAGATGAACGTGATGTTTGGCGATGACAACGAGATCGCTGGGGGCAACGCTCCCAAGTTCTATGCCAGCCTGATCATGGACGTGGGCAGGCGAGCGTCAAATGTCAAGGACGGCCAGAAGATTGGCAACAAGATCGAGGTGCATTGCAAAAAGAACCAGATCGCACCGCCATTCAGAAAGGCGCAGTGCGAGATCATCTATGGCAAGGGCATCGACAAGGAGGCAGCGCTCATAGAGCAGGCAACGGCTGATGGGATTGTAACAAGATCAGGCTCCTGGTATGCCTGGGGAGATGACAGGCTGGGCCAGGGCTTGGCATCGGCGGCAGACAACTTGAGAAGCAACGAGGCGCTTGCCCAGAAGCTGCTCAAGGAGGTCGAGCAGGCGAACAAGTGGGAAAGATGAGTGATCAAAGAACGGCTGAAGAGTGGTGCGAGGATGTCAGGGGCAAGATTGGCGATTATCACGATGCTGACCTTGTCAAACGTCTTGCACTTGAGATATTGGATAGGTGGCGCAGGGAAGCTGGGAAGATGGAAGATCCTGCGCTTGGATTCAGGGAGATGTATCTGAACAACAAAGTAAAAGCACAAGGAGCGATTGTGGCAATTGTCGAGCTTGTCCAGGCAGTGGGGCAGGGGAAGGCGTTGCCCAAGACGTTTGAAGGATTGTTGAACTAATGGGCAAATTGAGCAAATTCAGGGCGCTATTTGCGGCAGACATCCACATGAGCAATCGGCTGCCGTTTGCAAAGCCAGGCGCTGAGGATGTGTCTGACAGACTGAGAGACCAGATCAACCTGATTGCTCACATCAACGAGGTAGCAACAGCGGCCAAGGTGGACGCCACTTTCATCTTGGGCGATCTGTTTGATCAGAGTCGGGTTGACGCGGTGACGTTGACTCACACCATACAAGCGCTCACCGCCACGACTGTGCCGATGTACATCATGGCGGGAAACCATGACGCAAACAGCATCAGAGGCGGCAGGTTCACTGTCGAGGCGTTTGGCGTCATGGAGCACGAGCGCATCAGATTCCTTGACAGCGAGGTTGCACCCAGGAAATGGTTGCAATTCTTGCCTGTGCCATTCATGCCGATCAAGGAAACTGAAGAGAAGATTGCAGAGGCAAGGAAGTTGTGCGCCAAGGACGTCACAAACGTCTTGCTGTTCCATAACAGCGTGTTGGGATGCGATCACCTTGAGTGGACGTGTGACGACGGGCTTGATCCAGATGAGCTGTGCGATGGATTTGACTGGGTGATTGGCGGTCACTTCCACACGTCGCAGGAATTTGGCAAGGACAAGCGTGGCATGTACCTTGGCGCTCCAATGCACCACCACTTTGGGGACAGGGGGCGCACGGCAGGCTTCTGGATCATCGAGTTCACAGAGGGAGGCAAGAGGGCCACCAAATACATCGAGAGTGAAACGCCACGCTTTCACGTCACACAAGAC